TGTTGCGCCACGGCCACCACGGATTGCGTTGCATCTTTCAGCACGGCGTCAATTCGCTTTTCGGTCTTTTTTGTCCACTGGTCGAGCGTGGCGAAAGTATACTTTGTCATTATTCCAGCCTCGCGAAAAAATCAATTTCTGGTGCCATATAGCATCGGCAATTCACGGTCTCACCGGCCGGTGCGCCAAGCGACGTGTCGCCAGGATACATCATTGAATATCCGCCAACCGTGAACGCCTCACCTTGCGGCACAACCTGACCATCCGCAGCCGCGTGTGTCTCGCGCGTGCGAGCATCACCCGTCGAATCCCAAGCCCGAACCACGTCCTTTGCCCGCACATCGTTGTTCGGGTTTTCGATCAACTGGTCCAGCGCCTCTTGCCGCCCGGCGTTCAGCGCCTTGAGCGTTTCGGTGCGGGCGATTGTTTCGCCGCGTTGCCGCAACAGGTTGTTGGAATATCCCTGCGCGGCCCTGTCAATGGCCGTCTGGGGCAGGGTTGTTCCATCCCGAATGGCGCGGAAAATGGCGGCGTCGGATTGTTTGTTGCGCGCTGTGAGTGTGCTTTTCAACGTGCCGTCATTGCCGATCCAGAACGCCTTGACCGGACGCGATGCGCCCGTGACAGGATCGGTGACAATGCGCACAACCCCAACACCGTTTGTGGGCGACAGCGCGGCCCGCATTGATTGGACATACTCCGCCTGCGTGCTGTGCAGTCCCACCAGCCCGCCTTGCCGCTTGCCGTTGACTATGCGCCCGCCGATGTCCAGCGCGGTGCGTCGCGGGTTGTTGCCCGCCTCTAGCCCGCCTCTGATCGTCTGTGCAATGAGAACCCGCGTGTCGTCGATTACTTCAGTCACCAGCCTTGAGCCCAGATCCCGCGCGATACGTTCGGCCCGCTCATTCCGCCCCCCGAACGACTGCACAACCCTGTTGGCAATTGGCGCGCGGCGGGTCGCGTGCTGAAACGCGCCCATCTGATAATTGCCGCCAGCCGCCAGCGCCGCAGTGATTGCCGTATCTGTTTTGAACAAATCGGCCGCATCGAACCGTAGCGCCCGAAACGCAGCGTCCACATCACCGCGCCCAATCGCCGCCTCAAGTGCCTTCATATCAACGCCAGCCCGCGCCTGTCGCATTGCCGCGACAAACTCCGACCGGACGCCGGGCCAGGTGTCATCCAGAAGCTTCAGAAAAGCGCGTCTGGTGTCGCGGGTTGTCATACATCCACCTCAACCTGCGTCAGCCCCATCGCGGCGAGCGTTGCCAGCGCGTCGTCACCCACACAGGCCGTCAACTTGTCGGGCATGGCCGTCACAGGCGTCAGGCTGAACACCAGCGCCGCTTGTGCGCGATTGGCCCCTGCCATGTTGACGTGGTTGTCAGTGTCCCATGCGGGGCGCTGTAGGCCGCTCTGCGCCGCCGTTGAGAATGTGTCGGACACGGTCAAGCTTGCGCAGGCGTAAAGGTTGCCCCCCGCGTCCTGCCAGTTCAGCCCCACGTAGGTTTCTGCATCGTCGGGACGGTAGCCTAGAACCATGGCTAGTTGGTTTGCATCATCCCGCAACGCATCAGGGCAAGCGATTGTCAGCCTCATTAGTAACCTCCTGTAACTGTGACGGTCCATCCGCGAGAGCGCAGTGTGTCGATTGCGGGTTGGCCTGTTCCTACTGATGGGGCAGAGCCGCCCGATTGATCGAACACACGTGTTCCTGCGGATATGCCGGATGCAACGAGAGAGACAAGAATGTTGTCGATGCTGGTTTGCGTCAGTGCGGTGTTTGTAAATGCGTCGGTAAAGTTACCACCCTTTATATTGTCGAAGGCATTAGCTGGGAAACTCGTTAGGCTAGAGCAGTCCCGCCACGCTTGCTCAAAGTTAGTCCCCGATGAGGTGTCGATTAGGGGGAAACTTGTAAGGCCGGTGCAGTTCAGCCAAGTACCACTGAAACTAGTCCCTGAAGACGTGTCGATAAGTGGAAAACTCGTCAGGCTAGAGCAGTTACGCCAAGCCTGAAAAAATCTAGTCCCCGACGATGTGTCAATAAGGGGGAAACTTGTGAGACCGGAGCAGCCTAACCACGCCCGATAAAAGTTATCGCCGCTGGACGTGTCGATCAGAGGGAAGCTCGTTAGGCTTCTGCAGTCGCGCCAAGCCAGACCAAAGCTAGTCCCCGCTGACGTGTCGATAAGGGGGAAGCTGGTGATTTCCGACCAATCTCGCCAGAAATTGTTAAACTCTGTCACAGCCCCATAGCTGGCAGTCGCGCCGTTTGCCACAAAGTAAGCCTCGGTGGCAGCAGCATCCCCCGCACTCAAAGCCCCGTCGCGGATCACCTGCCCTACGATTGCATTGCCGGGGAAACGCATACCATACCTGCCGCCAATGTCATACGGACCAGCAGGAATGTTCACGCCGTAGCTGGCTGTTCCTTGGTCGGTTGCCAAGACCATCGTTCCCGTGAAGCCACCCGTTGGTACTGTCACGGTCATTCTATCGTCAACCGCATCAATCGTGACCCGGTTGGGGGCTGTCTCGTATGTTGGACGCGCCGCCGCCGTGGCTTGCGTGGCGTGATTATCGTTGCCGGAATTGTCCAGCATCAGCCCAACAGGTTGCCCCGCAGTAGTTACAGGCGTGGTGCCTGCGCTGTCTTGGAATAGCGTGTCGATGTCGCTTGGGTCATACCATGCACCTGCAATGCTGCCTGCGAATAGGGCAGATAGGGACGCGGGGGAGTAGCCTCCTGTAACTGTGACGGTCCAGCCGCGTGACCGGAGTGTGTCGATTGCTGCCTCGCCAGCAGCGGACGGTGCCGACCCGCCCGATTGGTCAAACACCCGCGTTCCGGTGGCAATGCCGGATGTGACGAGCGACACCAGAATGTTATCGATGCTGGTTTGGGTTAGATCGGTGTTTGTAAATGCGTCGGTAAAGTTACCACCCTTTATATTGTCGAAGGCATTAGCTGGGAAACTCGTTAGGCTAGAGCAGTCGCGCCAAGCCTGATCGAAGTCAGTCCCTGAAGACGTGTCGATCAGAGGGAAGCTCGTTAGGCTAGAGCAGTCACTCCAAGCCCGAGAAAAGATAGTCCCTGAAGACGTGTCGATCAGAGGGAAGCTCGTGAGGCCGGTGCAGTCCCGCCAAGCAGCATCGAAATTAGTCCCTGCTGACGTGTCGATCGGAGGGAAGCTGGTGAGGCCGGTGCAGTCACTCCAAGCCCCATAGAAGTTAGTCCCAGAAGATGTGTCGATCAGAGGGAAACTGGTGAGGCTGTTGCAGTTATACCAGGCAAGTACAAAACTAGTCCCAGAAGATGTGTCGATCAGAGGGAAGCTCGTCAGGCTGGTGCAGCCGAACCAAGCCCGAGAAAAGTTAGTCCCCGAAGACGTGTCGATCAGAGGGAAACTTGTTAATTCCGACCAATTATGCCAGAAATCTACAAAGTCTGTCACAGCCCCATAGCTGGCAGTCGCGCCGTTTGCCACAAAGTAAGCCTCGATCGCCGCAGACTCAACTTCACTCAAAGCTCCGTCGCGGATTAACTGCCCGACGATTGCATTGCCGGGGAAATACAGGCCACCCCTGCCGCCAATGTCATAAGCGCCCTCTGGAATTGTCACACCGTAGGAAGCCGTCCCTTGGTCCGTTGCCAGAACCATCGTGCCAGTAAAGCCGCCAACAGGCACTGTAACGGACAGGCGGTCGTCCACATTGTCCAGCGTGGCGCGGGCGGGGGCTGTCTGGTATGTCGGACGCGCCGCAGCCGTGGCTTGCGTGGCGTGGTTGCCGTTGCCGGAATTGTCCAGCATCCTACCAACAGGTTGTCCCGCCGTTGTGACGGGCGTGGTGCCTGCGCTATCTTGGAACAGCGTGGACAGGTAGGATGGACCGTACCATGCACCTGCAATGCCGCCTTCGAATAGGGACGCGGGGGAGAAGCCGCCAGATCGCATTGCCCCTAGCCTTGGCAACCGCAGCCCGCGAAAGGCTAGGTTACGCATCTGCATGGCTTACAGAAGCTACGGATGCAGTGTTTGCAAACGCCCAAACGCGGTTTGCTCCAGCCACACCCGGCCA